CTTGCTGTCAAATCCAACTTCTGGGCCGCCCCCGAGCGCAAGGAGCGCCTGTGGAAGACCTTCGAGGGGCGCGTCAAGGCCCGGGGCAAGAGCTTCGAGCCCATTGCCACCGCCTATCTGCGCAAGCAAGCTGAGGCCGCAGTTGCCAAGGTGAGCGGGCCGGGTGCCGATCCCGCCTCCCTGTTGAACGTGGAAGCCGAGGCCAAGCGGTTCCTGACTGTCGCCTGGCCCTGGTACGTTGACCACTTCGAGCGCGCCGGCAATGCCGGGGTACATGCCACCCGGGGCGAGCTGTTCGATGACGCGGAGACCAAGGCCGGGAAGCCGACCTCCTGGACGTTCTCGATGACCGAGGCGCAGGCCAAGAAGCTGCGCAAGATGGTCTTCGACAGCGGCACCAAGGTCGCCAAGACCAGCATTGCCAAGATCCACGCACAGCTGCTCCAGGGCCAGGAAGAGAACTGGACCGTCGAGGAGCTGAAGCAACACATCCGCGAGAAACTCGACGAGCTGACCCCTGCCCGCGCCCGCAACTGGGCGGTGACTGAGTCCACCAAGATCGACAACTACGGCCAGATCGAGGGCTACAAGACCATCGAGTTCGTCGAAAAAAAGGGCTGGATGTGCTCCGGCGTACCCGGCAGCCGAGAGGATCACCTGAAGGCCGACGGCCAAGTGGTGGGGCTCGACGAGTCCTTCATCGTTGGCGGCCAGAGCATGGGTTACCCCGGCGATCCATCCGCCACTGCCGACGAGGTCTGTGGCTGTCTCTGCTCGATTTACCCCGTTGTGGGGGAGGTTTGACCATGCGCGAAATCAAGGACTTCAAGTTCTCCCTGGGCAACGACGTGGACGATGAGGGAAAGTTTGACGGGTTTGCCAGCGTATTCGGCGGCCTCGACTCCTACGGCGACACGGTCGAGCGGGGCGCGTTCAAGAAGACCCTGAAGGAGAACAAGTCATTCCCCTTGCTCTGGAGCCACGACACCCGCGAGCCCATCGGGATCATTGGCGGCGAGGAGTCAGACAAGGGGCTGGCTGTGATCGGCGAGTTGAACCTTGAGGTCCAGTCGGCCCGCGAGAAGCGCAGCCTGGCCAAGCAGGGCGCGGTCCGGGGGCTCTCGATCGGGTACGAGGCGGTGAAGTGGAGCTATGACCAGACCGAGAAGGTCCGCCACCTCAAGGAAATCAAGCTGTGGGAGATCTCCCTTGTCGTCTTCCCGGCGGACGGCAACGCCCGCATCGGTAGCGTGAAGGGCCAGGGGGGCGACCTTGGCGAACTTCTCGAACAGATCCTAGCCATGGACCTGCGCGAGATCGACATCAAGCACCGTGACGCGGCCGCGATGGCCGTGGATCGCATACAGGCACTGCTCAAGGGCATGGAGTCGCTGACCGGCACTCCGCCGTCCACGCAGCCGCCCGAGGAATCCGGCATGCCGCCCGAGTTTGGGCACCTGCTGGGGAGACTGGACGCGGAGATCAAGGGTTTCCGCGCCACCGTGGATCAAATCAACAACCCCAGGAGGTAACCACACATGGAAGAGAAGACCATCCAGGCACTGACCGACCAGGTCACCCTGCTGCACAAGACGGTGCAGGACAAGTTCACCGAGTACGAGAAGGGCCGGGTCGGCTTGGCCGAGTTCAAGGCTCAGGAAGAGCGCATCGACAAGTCCATCGACGGACTGACCAAGGAGATTGCTCTCCTGAAGTCGCCCCAGATCACCGGCGAAGAGCAGAAAGCGGAGCAGAAATCCGTCGAGCACAAGGCGTTCGACGCCTTCCTGCGCAAAGGGATCGAGGGACTGAAACCCGAGGAGCTGAAGGTGATGACCGTCGGCGACGACACCACCGGCGGCTACCTGGCCCCGGCCGATTTCGTGGCCGAGATCATCAAGGGCGAGGTCGCGTTCTCCCCCATCCGCACCGTCGCCCGTGTGCGCACCACCACGCGCCGCACGGTCCAGCAGCCCAAGCGGACCGGGACGTTCTCCGCGCAGTGGGTCAGCGAGATCGGCACCCGCAGCGAGACCACCGGTCTGGCCTACGGGCTCGAAGACATTCCGACTCACGAGATGTACGCCCTGGTCAAGGTCAGCAAGCAGGACCTGGAAGACAGCGGCTACAACCTGGAGGCGGAGCTGCAAGCAGAGTTCGCAGAACAGTTCGGCGTGGCCGAGGGCACCGCTTTCCTGACCGGCAATGCGGTCGGCAAGCCCGAGGGCATCCTGGTCAACGGCAGCGTCACCGGGTTCACCGGCGTCACCACCTCCGGAAAGATCCTGGCCGATGACCTGATCGAGCTGCAGTTCTCGCTGTCCGAGCGGTACGCGCCCTTTGCGTCCTGGCTGCTCAAGCGATCCTCGCTCAAGGCGATCCGGTTGCTCAAGTCAGCCGTGGACGGTCACTACATGTGGCAGCCCGGACTGGGCGCGGGTTCGCCCCCGCTGCTGCTCGGCTCGCCCTACGTCGAGTGCACCGACATGCCCGCCGAGGCCAACTCGGCCAAGGCCGTGGCGTACGGCGATTTCCGGCGTGGCTACCTGATCGTGGACCGGTTGGAGATCGACGTTCTGCGCGATCCCTACTCCTCGAAGAGCACCGGTTGCATCGAGATCAGCGCCCGCAAGCGCGTCGGCGGCCAGGTGATCCTGCCCGAGGCGATCAAGATTTTGACCCTGAAGGCGTAAGGCCCGGGTCACAGGAGGTACATCATGCGCGATTTGGAAAACAACGTTCTGGCGGTCAAGACTATCGACCCCGTCGTGGCCAACGACACGACCGAGGGTACCGGGACGGCCGTGGATATCGCCGGTTACGAGGGAGCCATGTTCCTGGTGCACGTCGGCCAGTCCGGCGACTCCCTGAGCGGATCGGTCAAGTGGACCATATCCTACCAGGAGAGCGACGCGTCCGGGTCCGGATTCACCGACGTGGCTGCCGCCGAGCTGACTGGCGGCACCAACGGCACGGTGATCGACGCCGCGGCCGAAGACGAGGTGGTGATCCAGCGGGGTTACCTGGGCTCCAAGCGGTACCTGCGAGTGCTCTGCACCGCCGACGGAACCCACACCTACGGGACGCCGCTTTCGGCGGTCATCGTCAAGGGATTCCCCCGGCACGCTCCGGCTGTCTGAGGGGAGATGAGAGAGTAATGGCGGGGGCCGCAAGGCCCCCTGCCTTTACCCGATGAGAGGTGAAACATGAAGATCAGATTGAACACCGATTACACCGTGGCTCTGGACGGGATCAACCCGACCTCGTTCCGCGCTGGCACCGTGGTCGACAACTTCCCGCGTGGGGTCGTCGATGCCCTCCTGAGCGATGGCCGAGCCTCGCTGGTGACCGACATCGAACGAAAAGAGGTGGTTGCTGCCCCGAAAAACAAGGCCACCATGAAGGCCCCGGAGCCACCCGAGATCATCTCTCCCGCGCTGCGCAAGGCGGCGAGGGACGCGAAGCAGGGCCACTACCGCAAGTCCCGCCGGTAACCCATGGCCGACCAGAAGCTGACCGACGTGATCACCACCGCCGCGGTAAAGGCGTACATCTTCGCCGGTGAAGCGACACCCCCCAGCACATGGGACACCCTGCTCGGCACCCTGTGCACTGCGGCTATCGCGATGCTCCAGCAGGAGACGGGCAGCCTGATCGAGAAGGCCACCTATACGGCGGAGAAGGCCAGCGGCCGGGGCACCTCAGCGCTTGACCTGAAGGGGTGGCCGATCATCTCTGTCACCTCCCTGGCCGACGAGACCGGCACCACCTACACGGCTGGCTACGATGAGGATTACGTCATCGAGGACCTGCAACTCCGGGCGACGAATGGCGGCAGGTGGGCGCGTGGGAGTGGCAACTTCACCTGCACCTACATTGCCGGCTATGCCACCATCCCAAGTGACCTGGTGCTGGTGGCCCTTGAGTGGATTGCCCGCAAGTTCAAGACCGCGCAGCAACAGAGCTGGGGCGAGTCCTCCCGCAACTACCCCGACGGCAGTAGCTCCACGGTTAACGCTGACGGAGCGCTCACCAAGGCCCAGCAGGCAGTCCTGGCCAAGTACCGGAGGCCCCGGGTATGAGCACTGTCACAATCGACCTGACTGGGGCCATCGTCAAGACGCGGCAGCTCAAGGGGATGAGTAAGGCGCACAAGTACCAGCTCACCGCCTGGCTCACCAAGAGCGTGATGATGCTCAAGCAGTCCGCTGCCAGCATGCAGAAGAGCGGCAAGGGGAAAAAGACCGGGCAGATGGCGCGGGGCGTGGGTATGGAGGTCTCCGCCAGCGGTGATGGGTACCATGCCACTGTCGGCACCGGAGTCGGCCGGGGGATATCGACCATCTATGCCGAGATCCAGGACAAGGGCGGCATCACCAGGCCCGAGGTTACCGCCAAGTCAAGGAAGTATTTCTGGTTCCAGTGGTTCCGCACCGGCGACGAGAAATGGCGTCGCATGGCGCTGACCCGCAGCACCGTCTTCAATGTGGTGATCCCGCGCAGCCAGTGGTTCTCGGAGCCCATCGAGAAGGACCTCCGGCCC